TTACCTTGAAGCAGATTATCATGGCAACGCCTGTGGAGTGGATGGAATAAGAGACTTGAAAAAAGATGCACTAAGGTCATGGGCAGAACAATGGATAAAGATTGGCTTTGACCACCCCCTTATTGATTATGGAGATTATTCTTCTGTCTACATGGCAAGGGCAGCGCACCAATCCCATCTGCGGTGGGCTTCCATCGGATATGTGAGAGAGATTTACATTCCAAAATTCACCTCCAATGTGAAGGAGGAAAGGCTTAACGCGGAAAAGGAGTATTTTCGTAGAATTCATGTCATGCTGAAAAAGTTTTGTGAAACCAAATCCTTATACCTATGACAACTTTTGACGTTACACGGCTATCATTGGAAGATGTTTTTGCACAAATTCCTTCCACGATTAAGACATTAAGAAATGAGACAGGCAGGAGTATGACCTGTACATGGAGTATCTCAGAATTTTCATCTTTCTGTCCTGCCACAGGATATCCGGATTATGCTACCATTGAGATTGAGTTTGAAGTGGCTGTTGACGGTGTCGTGCCAGAGCAAAAAGATTTCCGCAACTGGCTCAACTTATTCAGAAATGTGGACGCCTATCAGGAGGAGATTACGATGGCAATTTCAGAACTTTTCGCTAATCTGGGTATTGAGCATACGGTTACCATGAACTGGAAAGGGCGGGGAGGAATATCAAATGAAATAATCGCCCAGACGTGGAATTCATGATTTCCGGGCTTAGCAACAAGTACGCCTGTGAACTGATTGCAGAGATGCCCGAGATAACGGCTGTCATGCCGAGTTTTATGTATCCGCAGACTTTTCCGTTCTTCGTAGGGAAGCCTTTGGTTGTAGTGGATTCCGGAGCCCACACCCTGCAAGATTGGGGTTACGCCGGGAAGTACGTGGAAGATTATGTTGAGAAGTACAAACAGAAAATCATTGAATACTCGGGTAAATTTCACTACTGGGTGGAATTGGACATTGACCAGGATACAAGGGTGAATACGGAATGGACAGACAAGGTATATGAAGACTTGAGCAAAGTGGGGAACATCATCAGGGTATGGCATAAAACCAGGGGGATTGACACCCTTAAAAGGTATCTTAAAGAATTGCCGTACTTTGGGATTTCCGCCATAGACAAGTTGCCGAAGGAGTTGTTGAGAAAGACGGCTATCTTGGCGTATCAAAATGGTAACAGGCTGCATGGATTTGGCTGTCTAAGAATGGATTATCTGACAGAAATTCCCTTTTACTCGGTAGACGCTTCAAGCCCTGTAACCCGGCTGTTAATCTATGGAAAGTATATTGATAAGAATGGAAAAACAAAACAGATTACTGCGAAAAACCGTCAGGAGTTGGATTGGGAAAACTTACACCTCCAAGAAAGTGAAAGAACGAAATACAATTCATCTACTATTCCCGTGTTACGGCAACGGTTGAAGCACCAGTTGAACATTTATATTCAAATGCAAGAAAAGGTAAACAAATTATGGCAGAGAAAAGGAGTGCATTGGTAGAAAAGTCTTTCGGATGGATTGATGTAGCCCAGTGCGTTATGGCAAACTGGAACTACAAGAAAGACGACGAGTATAAGACAGCCCGCCTCATGGCGAACTTCAAACGAAACGGGCAAGTGGAAAACATTATTGTCAGACCCCTTGACACCGGATTTTTTGAAGTGGTGAATGGCAACCACAGATTGGACGCCATACAACGTCTGGAATGGGAAAAAATATTCGTCTACAATACCGGGAAGATTTCCCTTCCTGCCGCGATAAGACTTTCTATTGAGACAAATGAAACCAAGTATGAGAATGACCAATTTGCTCTGGCAGACCGTATTCAAGAGATTACCGCAGAATATGAATTGAATGATTTGAAGGAAACTATGCCTTACACGGATATTCAATTTGATAATTTGCTATCTTTAGCAGATAAAACTTTTGACCATCAGTCCATGGACTCACTTGACCATGTTATTCCTGATGAGAAAACTAAGTTGATTGGCATTACTGTTCCAAATGAAATCTACGAGTTGTGGAATGAAATCAAATTGATGTTGGAGCAGAAAGATGTCCTCACTCCTGTGGAAGCCATGATTTACATGGTCAAGTTTACCCATCAATCTTTAAAGGAGGAATTGAAAGATGCCAGCACCTGAAGGTAATAAGAATGCCGAGAAACATATTGATTGGCAACTGGTAGACGGACTTCTGGAAATCAACTGCACAGGAGAGGAAATTGCTACCGTGATTGGAGTGGATTATGACACCCTTGCAAGTCATTGTAAAGACGAGAAAGGTATGTTGTTTTCGGAGTATATTAAAAAAGGCAACGAGCAGTTCAAGGTTTCTTTGAAAAGAATGCAATACCGTTCTGCCAGAGGAACCTCAACAGCCAATCCAGACGGCACGGTACGAGTTATCATCCCACCAAGCACGACTATGCAAATCTGGTTAGGGAAGCAATACCTGGGACAACGTGAACGAATTGAAATGGGACCAGAGGAAGACAAGCCTTGGGTTATCAAAGTTGTTCGTGGAAAGCAGGATGCTGATGGAGAATAATCAATGGAAGCCCTGACCGTTGAGACTACCAAAACCTTTGACGAGTTAGCCTTTTCGACTAAAAAGATATCCGTTTTTCAAGGAGGGGCAAGGTCGGGAAAAACCTATAACATCTGCCTGTGGCTTATCTACATGGCTTCCTCTGTATGGGAAGGCAAGGTAATCAGTATTTGCAGGACAACATATCCTTCATTACGGGCAACGGTGATGAGGGATTTTTTTGATATTCTCACCAAGAATAATCGCTATTCAGAAGAAAATTATTCTAAGCAGGAGGGTGCTTACTGGATTCGGACAAACATGTTTGAATTTTTCTCTGTTGATATGCCGCAGAAGTATAGGGGTAGGAAACGGGATATTCTTTTCATGAACGAGGCAAATGAGTTTGATTATGATGCCTGGACACAGTTAAGCCTTCGCACCTCCATGAAGATAATTCTGGACTTCAACCCTTCCATGATTGAACATTTCATCTATGATAAGATAATGACACGGAAAGATTGTGATGTCTACTTTTCTACCTATCTGGACAACCCATTCTTAGAGGAAAGCATTGTCTACGAGATTGAATTGTTACGGCAGACTGATAAGACGCTGTGGACGGTGTACGGATTAGGTGAACGTGCACAGATAGGCGGGTTAATCTATACTAACTGGCAACTCATAGATGAAATGCCACCCGACCTGAAATGGCTTATCGCTGGATTGGATTTTGGCTATACTAATTCACCGTCTGCCTGCCTTGATTTAGGCATGGGGCAAGGAGAGTTGTTCTTGGATGAACTGCTATACCAAACCCGTATGACAAACCCTGACATTGGAAACTTTTTTGAAAATACATTTCCAAGAAACCGCAGGATTGTGGCTGATAGTGCGGAAGAGAAAAGTATAACGGAATTGAAAATGATGGGATGGAATGTGATAGGTGCAAAAAAGGGGCCAAATAGTGTTATCTTTGGAATTCAGTTATTACAGCAATACAAACTTAACATTACCCGGCGTAGTATTAACTTAATGATGGAGTTAAGGCGGTACAAATGGCGGGAGGATAAGAATGGCGAGTATATGAATGAACCGGTTAGTGCGTACAACCATTTACTTGATGCGGCAAGATATGCTGCCACCTACATGTTAAGCGAGGATATTTACAGTTCTGCCTTATTCGTTCCCACCAGAAAAAACAGATGGTAATATGAAACTTTTTGGCTACACTATTGAACGGAAACCTGTTAATCAGACAGTTATCAAAACAGGTTCTTTTGAACTCACTCCCATAGCCCCAAGGCGAACAACGCAGGACATTGACGACTGGGTGTCTGCTGTCAAGTCTGCGGAAAACATATACTTGCCGTCCAGACGTGCTTTGTATGAAATCTATGAACAATCAATTCTGGATGATGATTATGTTACCGCAACCGGGAAAAGGAAAGGCAATATCCTTAACCTAAATCTGGAATACTTTATCAATGACAAG